TCATCCACGATAGCCTCTGGCCCAGTCTTTTAACTCCGGATCTTTTGGATCTTCAATCGAAACCTCGATCCTTGCATAGAGATTTCCGGACTTATTGGGGCGTTGCACGCCCTTTCCGCGCAATCGCAGCACGCCGCCTGAATTGCTGCCTTCCGGGATTTTCAGCGTCAAAGCGCCCATGGGGGTGTCCACATCGACGCTGCCGCCGAGCAATGCGATCTTGAGGGGGACGGTCACCGCCATCCGCAGATCGTCGCCGTCGCGCGTCCATATTTTGCTCGGACGGACCGTGACTTCCAGAATTGCATCTCCGGGCGGGCCGCCGCCGCCAGTGGTTTTGCCTTGGCTTTTCAAGCGCAGAGATTGGCCCGTTTCTATCCCTGCAGGGATAGAGATGTTGAGCTTGCGCCCATCCGCCATCATCATTTCACGTCGTGCACCGAGCACGGAATCTTCGAACGAAATCTCGACCCGGTAACGCACATCCGCGCCCTTTTTCGGGCCAGGACGACGTCGCCCACCGCCGAACATCCCGGATAGGATGTCCTCAAATGCATCTCCTTGAGAGCCTCCAGGTGGGCCAGTATAGCCCGAAAATCCAGAATGGCGGCCATGCATTGACCCGCGATCGAACCCGGGCGCGCGCTCAAAGCCGCGTGGATTGCCGTCTGCGTCAATCTCGCCGCGATCATATTGCGCGCGTTTTTCGGCGTCATTGAGAATTTCATAGGCGGCCGACGCGGACTTGAACTTTTCCGCTTTCGCGGCATCGCCTGGATGCAAATCGGGATGCAGTTCTTTCGCCTTACGCTTATAAGCACGCCGAATCTCGTCTGCGCTGGCAGACTTAGGCACGCCGAGAATGTCGTAAGGATTTTTATTCATCGCCTCATTGCGTTCCATAAACCGTGCCAGATAAGCCTAATCAGGCCCACGCCGTCTGCAAAGACATTCACACCAGCTGCATATGTCATTGGCCTATTTGCGATTATCGCAGATTGTGATGACGATTATTCAACTGAATGTGTGAACAAAATGGGGTCGAGGTCTCCAATTTGCCAATAAAGTGGGACATTCCACTGTCCCGAATTAAGCCAAATCGATTCGAGCCGCTTATCGACAAGAATGGCAGTCGCACCAGCTTCGGTCTCAACAATCGGCGTCGCCGATACCCCGCGCAGCAAACCTGTTAAGCGCCAATAGTCTTCAGCGATTTGTTCCGCTTGGGTCCACCCCATCAGTTCCCAGCCTTGCGCATTGGCAATGACCATTCGATTGACCCCGGCCTCAACTGCCTCTCTTTCTGCGGAGGCGAGCGCTGCATTTGGCAAATAGATATCGAGCGTCGTCGCGCTGTCCCAGTCTTCAGATGGCCCGAGTGGCAGTCTACTCGCCAATCGGCCCATTGCCGCGGGCGCATCAATGGTTGCAATCGATGAGAGGGATTGCGGGCGCGTCCCGACTTTAACCGTCACCGGTCCACCCCAAGGGTCAGCAGACGCGGCGATGGTTGGGCCTGTGGCGCCATCCCCTAGCAGATTTGGAACATTAATGATCGCGACCTCAAGATCGGCAGGGTGAATTGCCGTGTCGCCCACGCCCGGTATCTCAAGTGCCAAAAAGCGGTGTTTGGTGCCCGCCTCTGCTCGCAAGGTCAGACGCTTGATAATCAGCTCATCCACGATCGCCTCGATCCGCCAATCTCGCGCGTCGAAACCGATCCTATCATTGATCTCAAACCCCATCCCTTCACCGGCGGCGACACCAAGTTCTAGCGTATTGGTCGTGATCAATCCCTGATATAGCGTTTCTGCTAAGACCTCGGCTTGGCCGTCTGAGAAGACAATGGGCAAGGCCGCGCGCATTGAAACGTTACGATCCGCCGCTGGATTGCGATAAGACGCGATGGCAGGTTGGTAGAAAAAGTCGCTCGAAATATAGTTCAAGGTGACGCTGGACGGCGTTTGCCCAAGGACGGATCGGGTATCGCGCAAACCGTCATGAATCAGACGTGCGTCACTGAGATCAGCCTCCAAGTTATCCGACAGATGTACCGCCACCAATCCGGTTTCGGTTTCGCGGATATGAAATTGGTAGGCGATGCTGAGCGGTGAAAGCACCGAAGCGAGCGAAGAAACGGTGTCGATGACATAGCCCTCAACTACGCCATCCAATGCCTCGGTCTCGATACGAACGCCCGCGCTATCGGCCACATCTGCGACCAGGTCCGATAGCTCGACCAGCCCTGTGCGTCCGTTCAGCCAATGCCCATATTGCCAATTCTCGCCATCGCTCCACACTTGCTCTCGTGCGGGGAAATCTGGCCAGGGGCGGCCATCCCAGGCCCAAACCCAGACTTGCTCCACCATGGCTTCCGCCTGCCAATAGGACACCGCCACGCTCAGCGCCCGTCTTTGAATGAGGTCATCGCGAGTGCCATTGGAATAGAATGGTAAAGTGCTTTCGCTGCTCTTTGGGTCATAGAACACGTTCGGCGCATTCGTGCCTTTGTCGATGGCCGGGACACCAATCTCAACCATGCGCACGGGCTTCATCCCGGCTCGCCAAGGCGTGGGGGTTACGGCCCGCGTTCCACCCGGCCGCGGATAATGATCTGCGCTCCACCAGCCATACAGATCCTTGGCCCGGAACACCCAATGCTCACCGCTCGCTCCATCTATGATCGGTCGACGGATTTGTGCGTCGCGGTCGGTTTCTGAACCATAATACCAATCATAGGATTCCCCGCCGGTGATTTGGCTCAGGAGATAAGAGTCTGAGCTTGGATCCTCATAGCCCGCTAGCGCATCCAAATGAGCGTCATCATCGCGCCAATCTCCCATAGGCGGATACCAATCGACGCCGACAAAATCGATGGCTGGCGACGCCCATAAATCATCCAATGGGAAGAGCACATCGTTGCTCCCATCGCCCGGCGCGTATGCCCCATATTCGGTCCAGTCGGCGGCATAGGAAATTCTCGTATCCGGTCCGACAATCGCTCGCACCTCCTCGGCAATGGCGATCAAAGCCTCGACAAAAGGGAATAGGCCTTGGTCGTCGCGAACGCGCGTGAGAGCGACCATTTCGGATCCGATCAATATCGCTTCTACGCCGCCCGCGGCAACGGCCAAGCGCGCATGGTGCAAAATGAAATGCCGGAAGCCGTATCCGCCATCTTCCCCGACAAAGGCCTCGATCTCGGTGCGCGCGCTGGCGGTTTGGTCGGCGCTCACCGTGATCCGCCCGCGCCATGGAAAGGCGGGCTGTCCCGTCCACCCCCGCGGATCGGGCAAAGCATTCCCCGGTTCTACATCCATCAACAAGAAGGGCGACAAAGTGATTGCCATCCCAGCGGCTTTCATCGCTGCGAGTCCTTCAAGCACGGCAGCATCGGCCGGGGTCCCGCCAAAGTTTGGACTGCCATCCGTGTCCGAGATCAAATGCGCGGTACTACGGTCCGTGGCGTCGACCTGCCAATCATAGGGGACCGTCGTACGGTCACGCCGTTCAACCCCGGGCCGGATCCGACATTGACCGGCGCGCAAATCGTCCCCGAACCAGGCCACCGTCAACGCTGCGTGTTGGACTTTCGGCAAGTCGCTGCGCAATTGATCCAATGCCACGACAAAATCGGCCTCGCCGCGCGCATTGTTCAAATTCTGCGGGGTCTCAATACCGGGATAGCGTCGTTCGCGGACAATGGATGTGGCATAGACAAACTCCCCCGTCGCCGGAATGATGTTCACCCCTTTTATGGTCTGCGCCAAATCGTCGGTCTCACGGTCACCCGCTTTGATGACTTCGAAGGCCATTTGCGGAAGGCGGTTGCCGAATGCGTCCAAAGGTAGATCTTCAAAAACCACATAAGCCGTGTCGCGATAGGCCGGCGCATGGTCGGCGCCTTCAATCGCTTCGATCAAAGGGTCGGGTAGTTGATCTTTGGTTCCTGTGTAGAGGCGCCAAGTAACGTCACTCAGTGGGAACAATTCTCCATTTGCCCAGACCCGATCAATCCGCGTGATCGGACCTTGGCAGAGCGCCACCGCGAAGCTCACAGAATAGCGATAATCGACCACGCGCGGTCCACCCTTGCCAGCAGAGTCTTCGCGGCGGGCTTCTTTAAAGCGCGAGGCCCAAATGACCTGCCCGCCAACCCGCATGCGGCCATAGAGGCGAGGTAAGATAGCGCCTTCGCGGCTTTCCATTATGTGCAGAGACTTAATCCGCGGCGCTTCGACGGGCGCCAACAAAGCGTCATCAATCGCCCGCCCAGCATAGCGTCCAATTGTTTGACCAAGGGCTGCGCCAGAAATATTCTGCCCGAGCAGATTTACTCCATTCGGCAATATCGCCGCGCCCGCAATCGCGCCCGCTGGGGCTAAGATGAGCTCACCCATATTTGGTCGCCTCTTTGTCTAAACCTGGAAATTCAAATGCGGCGGCGCATCGCCTCTGCCACCAAGACACCAATCGGGTTTCACACACGGCGCGTCCCCAATAAGCGTGAATGATCCGATCAGGAGCGGAGATGATTGCACAATGCTTGGCTGGATGCCCCAGCCCGATCCGAAACAAGAGAACATCACCGGGTCCACCTGCGCCTATTGGAATCTCATGCAAATATTGCCGGGCAGCTTCCAGAAGAGTCTCCTGCTTCAACGCCTCTGCCCAATCGGGTGTGTAAGGCGGGATTGATGCCGGTTCGGGCCCAACCAATTCACGCCAGACGCCACGGATCAGGCCGAGGCAATCCGTGCTGACACCTTTGCGGCTGGCTTGGTGGCGATAAGGCGTGCCGACCCAGGTTCTTGCCGCCTGGACGATCTCGTCTCGGGTCACAATTTGCCTCCATCATTCTTGCTGGCGGCAGGACCGGAGAGCATGAAATCATTACCCGGCAAGTGCGGAAAGCCACGGAAGTTTTCGGTATTGGCAAACACATCGCGGCAGGTTTCGAAGCGTTGATCGCATGTCTCGCCACTGGCAGAAATGCCGCAACGCGCATCCCCAAGCACAGCATCACAGCGGCGTTGAATCACCCGTCCGATCGGACGTTGCAGATCGGCTTTCAGGGACAAAAGCTCAGCTTGGAACGCGCCAGTCTCCATCAGGCTGACCGCGCTTAAGAACCCGCTCCAGACGTGTAGCAGACCAAACTCTGCGACTTGCCAATCGGTGCGGAAGACGTCGACCCGGCAGCCATCCCATTCCCCATTTCGCAGCGCGTCTTCATCGATAAATTCATTCGACAGCACGCCTTGGGTCATCGCGGTGTCCGGCTGCAGCGACTCCGTTTGAGAGAAACGCTCTACCTCCATCATTGCGCCAGGAAGAAACTGGACCCCGTCGCGTATGAGCGGGTGGTCATGCGACGTGAGACCGAACACTTGGCCATCCATCCGCGTCAGTCGCCAACAGAAGCATAGCGTCAATGCTTCACCGCTGAGCCGCGTGCGTTGTAATTCTGTGATCGCTTTCATGAAGCGTCCACCCACAATTCAATCAAACCCAAAGGGGCAATCCGTCCGGCGCCGAACGCTTCGATGACAGTTTCAATCTGATCGCTCTCAAACCGCACGGGTACATCGAATTCAAAGCCCGCCGTGATGACGGCCCCCAAGGGGGGCGGCGCCTCGAAACTGACAAGCCCCGTATAGGAATGCACCGACCAACCATTCTCGATTATGGCCCCGTCCAAACCAATCGATACGGTATCGACGACGGGCGTGCGGATGATGCGAGACACCTGGTCGCGGGTTTTGACCAATTGGAACTGTGTGGTGCTACCGTCGCCCTGCCCCAATGCCTGATCTTGGAATTGAACCTCGTCTCCCGGTCCGCAGCTTTGATGATCCAACGGATCGCGAAACCGAAAGCCATGCAGCGCCCCGGATCGAGCTTCAAAGAACGCGACCAGAGTCTGCAAGTCTGCAAGATCCGTCAGCGCGCTGCCGACCTCCCAGCGCCTGCGACTGCGCGACCAGGTGGAATTGCGAATTTCAGCCCCACTGGCGAGGCGGACCACCTGGGTCTGCCAGTCCGGCCCGCCTTTTGCGCCAAGCGCCAAATTCATCGGGAACACCACGTCATGGAAGGCCATGATTAGAGCTCCTCCGCATACAGACGAACACGCAACACCCCACGAAAGATATTCGCAGACTTGGTGCGCAAGACGTCGCTATAGGTTGGCAGGATGAGCACGACGCGTTGGTTCAGCCCGTCGAGCGACATGTCCTCCACCGCTCCTCGCAACAGACCGATCAGTCTTTTCGCCGCTTCCATTCCGCCATAGCGCGAATAGGTGGCAAAATGCAGCGTATGCTCGAGCCCGCGTTTATTGACGCCATCATTGCCACTCGTCTCGTGCCGTTCGAGTAAGGCGTATGGATAGACAGGCGCGTCTGTCTCATCGTCATAGACCCGCGCAGGCTGACCTAAAACCGATTGCAAATCGGCATCTGCTCGCAGAGCACTTAATACGGCGCTGATCACCTCTGGGCCGCTGCTCGCGAGGAAGCGCGTCTCGCTCATAACCGCACCTCTTTGCGAGCATCGAGAATGGCTTGCACGTCTGACGGTAGACCAATCCGCGAGGATGCATGCGCCCCCTGCGCGCGAGACTGGTACATGGCGCCGATCAGATGCAGCAAAGCTTCCCGTAAATCGTCCGGCACTTGCTCTGCGGTGCCAAAGCCAACCTGCAGCTCCATCTCGATTTGCCCGCCCTCTGGTAGACAAGGCAGTGAGTGCCATGGGCGCAAACAGAGACGGTCACAAATGATCTGAAACGCATCGATCTGATCCGTGAAGGTATCATCCGCATCAACCAGCCGGACCGCGCCCAGCTGCTGTACCGGTTCAATCGGCAGCCTTGTGCCGCGACCCGTCAGACCTTTTGGCCATTCCGTCCAGCAGACTTTTACCGTTTGCAGCACCAATGCGAGCCCCGCAACGCGCTCTAATCGCTCGCGCGCGGCTTGCACCAGATCAGCCACGAGTGTGTCTTCGCCATCATGGCCGATGCGGAGAAAGGCTTTGACCGTATCGAGCGACAAAGGGGCTTCCGCCGGCGGTGTGATCACCGTCAGTTGTGTCATAATTTCTCTTTCAAATTAGCGCGTTACGGGGCGATGCTATTCTGGGATCAGAACACCATCAGCTTGATCGCATCGAAATTCTGGATGCCGCCGCCCACGCGTTTTGTGGTGTAGAAGAGCACATAGGGTTTGGACGAAAACGGGTCGCGCAAGACGCGCGCGCCTTGGCGATCCGCGATTAAATAGCCGCGGCGAAAATCCCCGAAGCCAATCGCGGGCTGACCGCCAGAAATGTCTGGCATATCCTCAAGCTCGGTAACCGGATAACCGAGAATCGTCGCCGACTGTCCGCCCGTCCCCGGCGCCCAAAGATAACGACCATCCGCATCTTTCAATTTTCGCACTGCCGCGGCGCTGCGCCGGTTCATCACAAACTGGCCATTCACGCGGAATTGCGCCTTGGGGGTATGGATGAGGTCAATCAGTTGATCGCCCGCATTCGCCTGGCTGAAATCACCATCAAGGGTGCCGAGGCTGCCCCATGAGTGCGAGGCGTCGTCGACCAAAGTGTAAGACAAGAAGCCCTTTGGCTTGCCATTGCCATCGCCGCTGACAAAAGCCGCGCTCTCTTGAATGCTGAATGCCGCATCCACCTCATTGGCGAGCCAGTCATCAATGTCCGCATACGCATCATCCAGCAGGGTCTGGGTCGCGGCAGGCATGGCGTAGAGCTCGCCAGCAGGGAATTCGAGCAGCGACAAGCCATTGGTCGTGGTCTCCGTTCGGGCCTGGCTTTCCCCTGCCCATTGCGCACCAATGCCGAGGGAAACCGGCTTGCGATACGTGCCCGCGGAGGTTTGGCGAACCGTTGCGATTTGGCGCATGGGAGAGCTTTGCATCAGCCGCGCTTCGATCAGCCGATCCAATTCCGGTGGGGCAACATAACCCCCTTGGCTATCAATACTCGCGGAAAGGGCTTTGGTGTCTAGACGCGCCAGACCACTTTCATCTCCATGCCGTAGATAGCGCCCCCAGGCCGCGTCATGGTCGGAGCGCACCGCCGTGTCTACGCCATCTTCTGGGCGGGCCGCTTTCAGACTAAGCGTATCGATCCGCTGATCGAGTTTGCGCAGTTTCTCCGCTAAGAGTGGATCGGCGCTCCCTTTGGATTCAATCTCTGACAGACGCGCATCATTGGTCTGTTTATAGGCCTCAAACGCGGCCATGATTTCAGCGGTCATGGTCGCCGCCTCTCCCGGATTTGCTTTGACTTCTTTCGACATGTTTTCTCCTATGCGTCGTATCCAGACAGGACCCCAAAGCGCGCGTCCGCGAGCATTGGGTCACTCACCAATGAAATTTCCACCAGATCCAATTTGATCAGCGTGCGCCCACCCGCTTCGCGCGGCATCCACACAAGTGGTCGGAAGCCAATGGACAGGCCATTCATCCCGTTTTGGATGAGCGTTTGAGCCGACGCACTCTCAACCAGACCGCGGACATAGAGGCCGCGACCATCTTCGATGAGGCGGGTCCATCGCCCGACCAACGCGCCGGGAACATGTTGCAGAAGCATCGGTATGTCGGCGCGGGTCAGAGCCTCGCCAAAGGCCCCGGCCCGAACTTGATCACCGGCCTGATCCTTGACGCCAAACAGCGAGGCATATCCTTCAATCAAAAGCGTTGAAGCCCGCGCCGCGTATGGGTTGGGTTGCGCCCTCATAAGGCGTCCACCTTGCTTTCAATCCGCGCCAGCTGCGCCTGCACTGCATCCAGCCTTGCTTCCAAACGCGCGAGACGTTCCGCCGTGGGGCGATGACCCAGCATTTGCCGTTCCAGCGTATCGATCCGCTCCGCAGCAGCACCCGCCCAAATCAATGTTGACGCGGCTTGCACGGCCAAGGCGACAATGATGGCCAAGCTTATCTTGCCATTCTTCATGGCCTCACTCCAAGCAAGGTGCGCTTTTCATCATCGCTTAAAAAAGACGCGGCGCCGATCCGGGCCCAAAGCGCGTCACGCTCGCTGGCAAAGGCTGGGACATCGTCCAGGTCTGGCTGTAGATTGACGCCGTCAAACCGACCGCGCAGCCAGACCATGAAGTCGCTCGCTGTTTTCTGGACCAGCGGCAAAATGGTGAGACGCCAGAATGCGAGGTGCGCTTCTTTATAGGTGGCATATGTATTGTCGCCGGGAATGCCGAGCAGCATAGGCGGCACGCCGAAAGCGAGCGCAATTTCGCGCGCGGCCGCATGGCGTGTCTCGGCAAAATCCATCTCGACCGGTGATAGGCTCATCGGTTGCCAATCGAGCCCGCCTTCTAAGAGCAAAGGCCGCCCGGCATTGGCCGCGCCCGCATGTTCTTCCGTTAATTGGGTTTTGAGGCGGTCGAATTGTTCATCATTCAGCCGCGCCCCGTCTTTGCCATACATCAGAGCGCCTGAAGGTCGGGCGGCATTATCCATTAAAGACTTCGCCCACCCCGCGGCGCCATTATGTATGTCGAGCGATTTACGCGCCGCCGCCAAAGGCGATTGGCCGAGCACGGGGTTGGCCGGATTGTAGAGTTTCAGATGCAGCACAGGGCTCCAACCATCAGAGGCTGGGGTGACCACGCGTTCTCCTTGTTTGAGCTGCACCGCATAGCCGCTGACATGTCCACGCGCGTTTTGCTGCACGCGGACGCAATCGACCCGCAGCGGAAACAGGCCGCGTGGGACAGTCTCACCAACGAGGGTCACGGCCTCAAGCCAGGCATTTCCGGTGATTTGAAGATCGGTATAGAGCCGTTCCAGCAATGCCCGACCGGACGTCTCTGGCGATGGATCTAGAAGCAGGTCCGCGACCCGCTCATCATCGCTCTGCCAGCTAATTGAGGCGGCTGCTTCCGCAATCATCCGGACACAGCGATAGGCCACAGCATTGCCGGTATAGCCATCCCGCAGCAAGGCGGCGGGATCGACCCGCCCCCAGGTTGAAACCGGCAGGGTGGACAGCGCGATGAGGGATTGCGCTGTTTTCGTTTCGGATTTTGACCAAGGCCATTTCATCACAGTCCAACCGCCTCCTTCAATCATGTTGGGGAGAAGGTACGACCGGCCTGACCCGGTCGGATATGTTTCCAGTTTATTAAGATTTTTCAGGCGTTTTAGTCGGTATAGAATGAAAAAGACCCCCGGTTTTGCGGGCGAGTCTTGGGGTAGACTAGTTACGCATCTCGCGGTCTTAGGAAGGGGGCTTTATGCTCGGACGTGTCATTTCTGTTGCCAATTCAAAAGGCGGAGTCGGGAAGACCACCACGACGGTGTCCCTGGCTGAAGCTTTTGCAGCAGAGGGCTATAAGACCCTGGTCGTTGACTTAGACAGCCAGGCCAATGCGTCGCTGCTCATCTATGGCGAGAATGGCGACGAACGTCTGTATGACGCGATCCACAATTACACCAATGTCTCCGACTATTTGCGCGAGAATTTCCTCGGCGAATGTTTCGCGCATATGACGAAATTTATCGTCCCACATGCCAGCGACGTGACCTTTATGGGCAAGCCGCTGGATCTGTCTCTGGTCCCAGCCACACCTGGCCTGCGCCGGGCGGAGCGGGAGCTGATCTATATTCTCACTGAGCAAGGCTATTCCATGACGGCGATTGAAGGCCGTGTCGGATTGCGCTTGCGCCAAGACATGTCGGATTTGCGCAAACAGTATGATGTTGTCATTTGCGACTGCCCGCCCGGGATTTCAGCGATGACGGAAGCCACCCTCTCGGCGTCAGATTTGATCATCGTACCGACCATTCCAGACTTTATGTCGACGCTCGGCTTAGACTTATTCACGGGCGATATCATCGACAGCTTGAAAAAGCGCGGCCTCAGCAATCGGCCGGTCGTCTTGCCGACCAAGTTTGATGGCTCGCCGCATCAGAGCATAGTTCTAGAAGCCATGCGCGACGGTGCTGCCGAACCGGACAGCGAGTATGACATTTTCCAAACCGTGATTCCGCAAAAGTCTGAATTCGCCGCCAACCCGGTCGAACTTGGCGCCAATCCCACCTTGGCCCAGAAATGGCCAGGTGAAGCGCTGACCACAATCAATATGTTGTATCAAGAAGTGCAGGCAAAACTTGCGGCGCAAGCGACGGATGTGGCAGCATAGCGTATGGCTATGACCTCTGACGGACACACCGCGCTCAGCGCAATTCTCACGCATGATGGACTCTTCCCGCGTGTGAAGGACAAAGACCTGATCGCCGCCGCGATCAAACTCGCCAGCAAGCAAGTTACCGCGGCCGGTCTGACCAGCGATGATCTTTTGGCATTGAAAGCCGCGCTTGGCGCAGAGGTGTTTGAGAAAACGCTGGAAAGCCTATCGCCCTATCATATCAAATTGCTGGCGCGCCGACTGGATAAAGACGCGCCTGAGATTGAAGTGAATACGGCAAGCTCAGCCTTGTCCTATGTGCGCCAGATTTTGAGCGATGGCACACCGCCTGCGACGACAGAAACGCCAACCGAAACGCCGCCGGCTACCCCCGCCAAAAAGAATAAATATCTCGGTCGTAAAGCCTTCCGCACCGGGCGCTAAAGCGCGCGAATGCGCGGCGCACCCTGCGTATTGAGCATCAGCGTCGTGAGCGCCCAGACCAGCGCATCTACCCGGTCGGGTGAGCCAAAAAAGCCGTGGGTGCCAAACCGGCACATTTCATCTTCCAGCGAATTCATTTCACCGACATGCGCGATCCGGTTTTGCGCATGAAGAGCGGCCACTGGCACGGCCCGCGCGCGCTTACCTAGCCGGGCATGGACCAGCTCGACGGGGATCTCGCAACCGACACTGTCAAACACCGTCCGTAACATTTCCCCGCCTTGATTGGCTTCGGCCACCAGTCTCGAGGCGCCGCAATCATACGCCAAGCTTACCGCCCGAGCCGCCCAGTCGCTTGGCGCCAAACCGCGCGCGGTGGCATCGGCGAGGACAAAGCCTTGCGGGCGCATATCCGCCGCGGTGCGCGTCCCCGCGGCGATGATCCCGCACGCATCAGAAGACCGGTGACTGGTGGTGGGGGGATCGACGGCGACGATCAAGTCATCAAAGTCTGAGGGCGGCGTGAAGATACGATTGTCATCGATTGACTTGCGCGTCCACAATGCACCCTCGACATCCTCAATCAGCTCGCCCATCAATTCCTGACGCGCCAAAGCCGTCCCGGCATAGGCCGCTTCGACACTGTCCACGAACCCCGCAGCAAGATGCGCCGCATTATCTCGTGTCGCGCTATGCGTCACGATAGCCTCGCCGCCCATCAATCGTTTGACCAGCGGCACCGGCCGCGGCGTCGTGGTTGCCACACAGCGCGGCGCCTCCCCCAAACGCAGGCCGAATTGCAAATTGTTCCACACCGTCTCGCCCTGGCTCCAAACCCCAATCTCATCACACCAAGCCGCATCAAATTGCGGGCCGCGCAAACTGTCTGGATCCTCAGCCGAAAAGACCAAGCCGACAGCGCCGTTCGGCCATTCTAGGCGCCGCCGCGAAACGCTATATTGTGGCCGCGCCGCCGGGTCTCGCTCAATCCAACGCAATCCGGATGGCCCCTCAATCATCACTTCCCGCACATCGCCCAGCGTCGGTCCGACCAGCGCGATGCGATGACAGCCCCCGCATAGGGCCGCGAACCGCGTCCACTCTGCCCCGGCCCGCGTTTTCCCGGCGCCGCGCCCCCCGACAAAGAGCCAAGTCCGCCAAGGCCCACGCGGCGGACGCTGTGCAGGCCGCGCCAGGTAGAGAAATGGAAACCGGTGTAAAAGACGCAGCTGAGCGGGACTAATCTGGGCCCTCGAGATCAAGCGTCTGTCCCACCAAAGATTCCACGTCACGGCGTAACTGCTCATCACTCAGCTCCTCATGCCTTGGATCGGGATCGGGCGACACGTCTCTCTTTTTGACCGAGCTTTGCCTCCGAAGACTGGTGCGCAACCGGGCTTGCTGGATCGACCCACTCACCGCGACAATCGCCTCTTCAATATTGCGCTGCGCATCATAGCGCTCAAACAGATCGATCAGCTCCGCAGCGCTAAACTCCGGCCGCTTCGCGCGCGGCCCCAAATGCCGCCCAACCGTGCTGCCATCACAGCCCAAACACTCAGCAATCTTACGATCCGAATAGCCCAAAGCCGACAGCAACAGCGCCGCCCACTGAACCTGCTCCGTCCATCGAAATTTATGTTTGGGAGTCCTGTTCGCCATGCCGGGGAGCGTAAGCGGCGGCGAATTCGGTCGGATTTAGCGAAGGGATATTGCAGTCACCGAGTGTCGGGCGTGCGAGATAATGGGAATTGGATCATCGCTGCGCAGCTCGACATGTCCGACGCCCAATCGTCAGAATCGCAAGAATCGGGTGGCCTCTATGCGTGAATCTCTGCTGATGGGGATTCGATGTCGAGTCTGACACAGGACCAATCTCTAACACCCCTGATATGAAACTGGAGTGCCCGCAAGCATGGACGGATTTTCGAAAACCCCGGAGCCCCCCTATTATGCCGTGATCTTCACAAGCCTTCTGGGCGAGCATCGAGACGGGTATGACGCCATGGGCAGCGCGATGGTTGAGCTCGCAGCACATCAACCTGGATTTCTGGGTATTGAAACAACCAGAGGCGCGGATGGCCTGGGCATCACGGTGTCCTATTGGAAGGATGAGGACAGCATCCTCGCCTGGAAACAGCAAACACAACACGCCCTGGCTCAGAAGAATGGCATAGAAAGATGGTACAGCCATTATGAGTTGCGCGTGGCGAAAGTCGAGCGCGCTTATAGCGGACCGGCGGGACGATCTTTGGATTGAGGTCTGCTTAGACGCTGAAAGCGGATATGAGCCATTTAAGCCCTCATCCTGACGAAAGTCAGGACCCAAGGCGGTTGAGGTCAACAGCCAGCTGCCCCCCGATCGGGTCGGGCGCAGGCATGGGTGCCAGCTTTCGCTGGCAATGAGGTACGACCACCCAAGCATCACGCCCATTCCTGTCATCTAGGAAGGTGCAGGTTTGCAAGTCCCTTTTTCCGGCGATCCCTGCGAAGGCAGGGATCCAGGGACGAAACGTGCCGCTGGTCTGCAGGGGATTGAGGTCCATGGATACCCGCCTATGCGGGCATCTTCGGATCGTGGATGTTTAGGGTGTAATACAAGTGATCACCTCCACTCTGACGCCGGAAGCGGATGCCTTCGTGCTCAAAGACCTCCAAATTGGGAAGGGTCTGAAGTTGGATGATTCTCGCCAGGAGGCGTTTTTTCACCATAGTTTGATCTAAACAGAAACAACCCGACAAAGACCAAGAAAAGCAAGCCTCCGGCGGTGATCATGCTGACAGACAATTCGGCCACACCGACCAAAAAAAGAAGGCCACACAAAACAAGGCCGATCAGGAGCGCGAGAGACTTCATCCTCCGTGCGTATCACGAGTTGGGGCATCAAGTGAAGTTACCTCCCCTCCGCTCCCAAGAGCGGACATCTTCTGCGCACCAGACGCAAATACGAGGGGGGTCGTGTGGTTACCCCAACAAATCGCCCCTCCGATGATCCCTGCGCAGGCAGGGATCCAGGGACGGAAAGTGCCTCTGTCCTGCAGGGGATTGAGGTCCATGGATCCCCGCATGCGCGGGCATCTTCGGGTCGTGGGTCGTTTGGGAAGGAAGCAATCGATTACGTCCCCTCCGATGCCCACAGCCGACATCCAATCTTCGTCACGAGAGATTTTCTGATTTATCTTCTGCGCTTTTCATTCGGCGTTTTCTTTCGCCGACGAACCAGTTTTCATTCAGCATCTTCTTTAAGCCAATGTGTGCCAGTTCTTCCTCAACGACAGCTCGATAATCTGAACCGCCGCTGCGCTTCAGTGAGGCGTGTGTCCGGAGGTTCGGTGCGAGTTTAAGGCAGTAATCGATAAATCCACTTAGCATCGCGAGTACGAAAAACAGTGCGATCGGGTGAACGATCAAGTTTCCGGATAAGCCTAAAATAAATGAGAGAATGGCAAAAACGGGTAGCTTTGTGCCTTGCTCTCGAAAGAAAAGCTTCCAAGCCGAAGATTCTATCTGATCGAAACTTGCCATCGGATTGCCATCTAGGTTTCGCGGATCTTATGATAATCAGTCTTCTTAAACATGAATTCTCCCCACCGGCGATCCCTGCGCAGGCAGGGATCCAGGGACGAAACGTGCCTCTGGCCTGAAGGAGATGAAGGTCCATGGATCCTCTGGACTCACGAGCGAAGTGCAACACTGCTATGAAGGTGTTGCGATGGGACAGAGATATAGCCAGCTCGGGGCTGAAGAACGCGGGCAGATAGAGGTATTGTTGGATTTGGGCTGGTCACTG